ATCACACAGCCTCAATGAAGAGCTTCGCCCCATCCGCCACAATGGTCTTAGTACCAGCAGCACCAGTCGCAGTAACCTGGATCTGGAGCGTGTCCGTAGCGGCAGTCATAGCCACGTAAGCAATAAACGGGACCGTGACCCTGCCGTTGGCCAAACTGGTCAACTCCATAGAGAAAACGGCAGGAATGGTCAGGGCGGCGCCATTGCGCCAAACCGCGACCACATAATCAACGACCTCGGCAGTGTCATCATTAAAGACGACAGCTCCGGAGATTTTATAGACTCCAATGGGCATAGTAATAACACCTGCAACACTGGCAATCTCAAGGCCGTTGATAACAACCTCGTCCCAAGGAACTGGCTCTGCCACAGTAGTGACAAGAGTCTCAGCAGAAGACTGATTGAAAACAGTCAGGGACGAGGGCACTGCGATAGCAGGCTCATTCTGGGGGGCGAGAACCTCAATCTCATACCCAAGCCAGAGCTGCCCAATCGCGTTGGCATTTGCCATGGAAACGGTTGAAAATATGATCGATGCCGGATCATACAACAACCTGGAGCCTGCCTTAGGACCCGTACGGATCTTAAGCAGGTCCCGCTGCATCTCCCGCACGTTCAAGAAATTCCGACAAGGCTGGTAGGTGTGGGAATTCCTGAGTCCCTCATAAGATGAGAGGGACGCGAGGGACGTGGGAGGACCATCGTCGGGGTCATAGTCCCAAGCGAGGTACACAACCCCAGGCGTCGTAACGACCGCCTCAGCTGGCACATACATGACCTCAAGGTTGACCACGCGGTACTTCTCGTAACCGCTTGCTCGACCCGAGAGCCAAGGCACAAGACTCGACAAACCGGGATTGACCTGGTAGCGAGTGGAGGTAAAAGCCACGGAACCGCTCACTGTAGCGATGTTCTCATGGCCCACAAGGAAGGTTTTCCCATTCCTCGTGACCTGTTGTGGTGCGCGAGGTCGAACATTCACAGGTACAGCATTTGGGATAACCTGTGCGTCGACCTGTATCAACTCGCGCCCACCTTGGCGCTTGCGGTTTCTCGGCCTGGCGTTACCGCCATTGGCCTTAGCCGCAGCCCGGAGACCTTGGATCTCACGGGAGAGAGCATTGAAGGCAGCGGCCTGGTTAGCACGCTGACCACCTTTCCTGGCCCTCTTCTGTTTGTTGTTGTTGTTGTTGTTCATCACAATAACGTCGTAAATTTCGACCTGGGGCGCGACCCCAAAGCAACAAACACTTCTGTGGCTTGAAATCCACAGGCCCTATATCCACGTGATGGTTATCAGCCAACACCGTGGCCCAATTTCATGTCGAGGGAAGACTAAACGTCAGTTGATTACAAAGGTTCAACTAACAAAACCATCAGCCACAGCTGTTCACTTGCGAGGACAAAGGCAGGGTACAGCCTGCTTGCAATCCTTACAAACATAAGGATGCTCTTTGCAAAACCAATCTCCGCCACACTTATGACAATACCGCTCAGTCTTACGGCCAGAGTATTTGCCAATCCACGCCTCACGCCTGGGATCACCAACATTAGGCATACCAAGGAGCTTAGAACCGGGCTTCAACTCAGGAAAAGGAATAACTGGCTTCCTAGGCGGAACGGGGAGGGGTTTCTTAGGGCTCTCCAACAACAGCCTAGGCACGAGTGATTCAACATAAAGGACGTCCTCAGGAACAGGATCATCTTCTTCCTCTTTATCCTTGGGGGGTACCTGACACAGGTCTTCACCCACAACACAATCCACTTTCACCTTCGGTGGATCTACCGGCGCTGCTGTGCAAAGCGGGGCCTTCAGGAAAAGAGATGGATCACCGCTATTCTCAATGCGTTTGATCCAATCAACATATCGTTCCCAATCGAAGTCAGGGACGCACTGCTGAAACCAATGCTCCATCCACCCCGAATCTTCGTTGGGCCAATTTGCCTCGAGAGAATAGCGACCATCCCAAGGACTAAGCACTCCCATAGGTCTATCACCCAGCAGCTCATGCGCAAGCTTACAAATCGAGCCAATAACAGGGGACTCTTTATCCATCCTGTAATAGCCAGAGATGCGCTCAGCAAATCTCTGCAATGGGTCAATAAGACCTGCGGGCCCAACAAACAGCTTCGACAAAAGTCTTGCTGGGTTTGCCATAGAGTTAACATCTCCATTAAACACATCTGGTCCAAACTGGCGGTTCAAAAACTCAACGCCAGCCTCCCCACGATGTCTAACAGTTATTTCGTAGTCCTGTCCCATGAACTCAGCTGCTTTCCTAAGCGCTTCAGGGTCCACGTTGCCGGCAAGACTATCGTCGCCACCATAAATGCCAAGCCGACTCCAAGCCATCTCAGGAGTACAAAACTGGCCACCGACCTTGGTCTTCCGCCAACCACAATAGTCGATGAATGCTGTGAGCAAACTGTTAAGATCAGAGGTCTCCTGGGAGCCAGATCCTCTGTCATATTCGGTCTGGTAACGACGGCCTTCAGCAGTTGTCCCTTTGATACCAAACTGCTTATCCATGGCTTCATTAAGGCTGGAGTGAAACTCACGTCCATACCACCTGAACAAGACCAATCGTTCCAGAATCCTTGCTCGCCTAGAAACATGCCCGTCAAACCGGGATCCATCGGCGAGTACTGCAAACAGAGCGTCCGCGAGCACATCACACACTCGCTGAGCACACTCTGCTGGGGTCTTGGCAAAGGCGTACCACACCATCTTCGCCATGACACCATCGTGAAACGCATACATAAACGGTGCGTAATGTCTCTTCTCGGCGGGTTTTGATTGGGAAATGTTCCTGGGGACAGTAGGCTTTTGGTACGTCTCCACTTTAATGAAGGCATGCCAGGAAACATTATAAGCGGGTCCAGTAACATCCGCTTCTTCCAACGTCGCTCTTTGTGAGGGTTTTGACTGTTTCTCCCTGGTTTCCTCATCCGTATAGGGTACTCCAGTTCCAACATCACACTCAGGAACAACAAATTGGGAAAACTCGTGCATATAATTAGCGTACTCAGACTGAATGGGAGCCTCAAACTCCTTTCTGCCGTGGAAGGCCTCAATTCGACCTTCAACACAGCTGTTATCAGACGCTATATCACGAGGGAAGCAGTAACACGCCCCAATAAGCGGGCTACCAAAAGCTTCAAGTGGCACCTTTGATTCGTGCGACCAATA